AATTCATCAATATACCATCCTGGTATATCTTAATATTTGTTCCATCATCAACACCAACAATATGATACCAGACATTTACCGCTACTAGGCTTCCAGTATAAACGTCAGCATTAAGATTTCGGGTTAAAAATCTAAACTCGTTATTACTTGACAAACCAAGAAGAAATGATAAATTATTGTTGCCATAATCCTTGCTTATTACCCAATGATAATCAGAGTCAACTGTTTTGACTATCACCCATGCCTGAACTGTGATTGTGTCAGTAATGGCTAAATTTCCACTATCCTTACACCTTATATAGTCATTACTCCCATCAAACTCAAACCCCATCACGCCAGGGGCAATCATCACTGGCCTTGCCCCGCCGTGAGGCGTTCCGTGGTTATGAAATCTCGACAAATCAACCCATTTACCACTTCTACAATCTAAAGAATTATAAGACAATTTTAGAACTTCCATTTTCTATCTCCTAAATTAAAATTCTATATAACTATCAAATGAACCTCTGCTCAGATAAAGTTTGATTTTTCCATCATTTGCAGTCTCCATTTTAGCACACAACCTCACTCTCAATGCAAATTTCTTTCCACTGGGAATTTCAAAACTATGACTAAGCCAGGCTTGTACACTTTTAGACTGGTAACTAGTTGAAGTAGTTTTAAGATTAATTAAAGCATTACCACTAGACTCTGAAGTAAAGGTTCCTCCAGTATCAATATATCCAAGATCAAGTATAGCCTTTGTAAGATAAGTAGTTCCAGCAGTAGTCCCTCCTCTTGCTGCTCCTACTTGTAGTACTGTTCTTACATACCCTTCAGTAGGAACTGGATAGTAGTGCTCCAAGTCTGCAAAGACAAAGACTTCATCCAATTGAACACTTTCAGTACCAGATATATTTGTTTTTTCAATTGCGTCTAAGGAGCTATTTTCTAAATCTGAAGGAGAAGGGTTAGGCATTAAAGTATATCTAAAACCAGTTCCCCATGAATATTTATTATTGGTACCAACGTCTTGTAGAGCCAAAATTAGAGGAGAAGGAACTATGGCTAAAGCTCTTCCTCTTGCTATCAAGCGCATAATTTCGCCCGCATTATCGTGATCTTCCGCTATCAAACTTGGTTTAAAATTCTTATCAAGAAGAGCATCTTGCCCCATTCTCTCACCTCCTTATTCCACTTTAAAATTTTAGTCCTCTTTTTATACTAGCTTTTTGTCCTTTATTGTCGATCACGTGAGCCATACATAGCCAAAGACCATAAGGAACTTTGGCAGTTTCAAATTCAGCACTTATGACATAAGGATCTTGGCATGTACCAGAACCACGAATTGTGCCAATTCCGGGAAAAATTTCAATTACAGTTTTAGCTCCACCTATTAAATTACCATAATGAACACATCTAACCGAACCCTCTTCAATTTCATCTTGTGGACTAAAAGCTATCACTTCTACTTCAATTTTGTAGTTACGAACCTTTCCTTCTGGCTGTCCTTCAATTGGTTTGTAATTAAATTTAGTAATCTCTAAATATGGGCGCATAATCTACCTCTTACAGTTTTTATTCTTGCCAAATTCCTCCTCTTTTGGCTAAATCTATACATTGGCTTGCAAAGTATGGCTCATCTCTTTCTTTATCTACATCAACTGGTAAAGCTCCTAACCAATCTAAAACTGGAACTCCATTTTTTTCAGATGGAATTAGTTCTTCAACTTGAACTGTTATAATATCTCCTTTAGAGGCTCTAAAATTAGCATTATAGGTCCAACCCATATCTAAAAGTTCTTCACCATTGTATTTAACAATGTTTTGATAAAGAGAATTCCCTTTTAAAAGTCCACATCTAAATGAATAAGTACCATTTTTGTTTAATTTAACATCTATTACTCTTGCCTTAAATTCTACCATGTGTTTTATTTTGGCCCAATCAGTAAGAGGTTTAAATTCATATTTACTGTCTAATGCTTTTAAAACAACTCCTTCACTTTGAGGCATAAAACCTAGTTTTCTATAGACTCTCTCTAAATGCTTTTTATCCTTAATTACGATCATTTCTGAAATTCCAAAGTGAGGATCTTTTGATAGATATTTCTTATAAAATTCTTCTAACTTCTTTCTTCTTTCAATAAAAGGAAGATTCGTTAAATCTTCATTCCAGTAAACGATATCAAAAGCAGTAACTTTAATTATTTCATCAGGCTCTAATTTTTTTTCTGCTTTTCCTAAAAGTTTCATTATTTTGATTCTAGGAAGAGGTTTTCCTTTTTTATCTATTCCCACATTTGTATCTAAAGCAAAATCATCTTTTATTTTAAGTAGAAAATCATTTATTCCTGGAAGATCTCTTTCTTTTTGAGAGTCTTCAAAGAATAGACTTACTCTATTTCCTTTCTTTTGTATGAAAGTTCTAAATCCATTTAGTTTATTTTCTGCTGCAAATTTTCTTCCTTGCTCCATTAGTTTACTTCCCCATTTATCCCATAATTCATCAACATTGAAGAATTCAGTATATATTTTCATTGCTGGTTTTGGGAGTTGATCAAACTTTTGAAATGGTTCAAAAAGTTTAATATCAGACATTACATCTACAAGCCTTTTGTCTCCTCTAAATTTCACTGGGGTTAAAATTCCATTAACATAAACTAAATTCCCTCTAGTTTCTTCTCTCAATTCTACAATATTGAACAATGGTCTTCCTTGGGCAAGTTCAGGTTGAGAGTAGAAATAAAATGTACTTTTATTCCAATAGCTTTTATGATCCGGGCAAGCGAAAGCTCCTTCTGTTTTTGTAGAAGGAATCTCAAAAACAAATTTTCCTTCTGGTTTTAATACTCTCCAAATTTCCCACATTATTTTATCTTGATCTTCTAAATGTTCTAAGAAGTGAAATGCTCTAATTTCATCTGCAAAATTATCAGGAAAAGGAAGTCCCTTAGAACAATCCCAAAGTATATCTACACATGGATAATAAACAATATCTACACCAATATAACCATCTGGTTTATTATTTCCGCAACCCAAATCTATTTTAATTTTACCTTTGTCTGCTAATTGTATTCCTGAAACGTCTATTAATCTTGTTTTGACATCCTTAATTGGATTTTTAAATGGAATAAAGTCTCTTATGATATAAAGAAATTTTCCATCTTTTCTATAAGGATGAAAACATCTAATAATTCCATATATTTTATCCCCATCTGAAACAAATGTAAGCTTAGAAAGATCTTCTTTCTTGTCTAGTACAATTGTAATGACTTTTTTCTTTAAAAAATCTTTAGTAATCTTTCCTTTCAAAAGATTATCTATTTGATCTTTCTCAATCTCTATTTTGTTCTTTGTAAGAGAACTAATCACAAGAGTCATATACTTTTTGGCAGCAGAACTCCAATTTTCTGGATGGAAAGTTACTATATCTCTTCTAATTGCTTCTCCAATTATCTTTTTAAGAAAATTTAAACCTTCTTCTTTAGAAGAAAACATAGATTTTTTACCTTTATCCATATTGGATAAATGAGCAACAGCAATTCTCATATCATCTCTTAATTGGTCATCTCTTACTTTAGTTAGATCATATCCTTTAGGATGGAAGAACTTTAGTGAAACAGACCAACATGAGTCCCAAGTGTCTTCAGAATTAATTAAGTCACAAATAGGAATAACTTTGTCTTCACTAGGAATATAAGCATAATCATAACCTTTGTTCCAATATTCAAATGCATTAGAGAAGTGTACAAGTGGTCTTTTTGTAATATTTTGTGAATTATCTAATTTTTCTAAGTATTGATTTCTTAGCTCAACAACATCTATTAATTCTTTTCCTTCTAATTTTTGAATATCGTATAGTACAATTCCATCTATAGGTGTCCAAATTCCCTTTACGACAATATGATCGAATTTTGAAATATCTTTAAATTCTAATTCTAAATCTTCGTCTAGAGTAATATTTACACCTCCCACTTTCAAATTTACTTTATTTCCTATTTCACTTACTAGTTTCAATAAGAATTTGTCACTTAATGGAACAAAGTAATTGTTTTGTTCTTCTGAAGTCGTTTCATATCTTTCAAGTTTCAATTTATAAAGTGGAATTCCTTTAGTTAAAGGCTCTTCATTTAAAAGTTTTTCTTCAGTAACAAAGTGAACAGGTGAAAGTTCAATAGGAAGAAGTCTACAAAGTTCTTTTTTGATTTTTTCTAATGTAGATGTCCATCTAATATGTAAATCTAAATCTGAAGTATATTTTCCTTGAGTATATGAACCAATAAGGCTAATCACTCCTGGAATTTCAATTTCATTTGGAAAAGATTGAAAAACATCTTCTAATTTTTCTTTTTTAATCTTAGAAAATTTATTTGCTAAACTTCCTTTCAATTTTTCTTGAATTCCTCTTGATTTTGCTTCTTTATAGATTTCCCAAGCTAAATTCAATAATGATTTATTTTTATTTTTCTCATATTCTTTCGTAATTGAATTCCAAGCATCTACTAAATCATCATCTCCTGCATAATCCACTCTAAAGTTTTTAATATATTGAGGCGTGTGAATTCCAGGTGTTTGGACCGTAATCAGTTGACAGGATTCATCACAAGATTCTGAAAAACAAAAGCATTTTATTTTATCCTCTAAATGTTTTGAAATTGCAATTGGCGCCAAATTAGTTAAAAATGGAGTATTAGTGAAGCCTCCACCTATTAAAGTTGGTCCATATTGTTTAGAAGGATCTTCTTTATCAATATAATTTTCTACATATTCTGGAGAAAAATATAAGTACTCCTTATTTTTGACAGCTTCATATCCTTTAGGTGTAAATTCAACATAGGCTACTAGTCTATCTCCTTCAATTTTTAGATCTTTTACCCAAGCTGCTGCTCCCCACTCTGGTCTATGATGAAAATCAAAACTTAATTCTCTTCCAATCACCTTATTTTTCCAATTTTTGATCATATTTTCGAACATATCTAGATCAGCTTTAATCCAACCATAAGTTGGGTGTTTCCATTTTCCAACACGAAATACTTCTATTCTTCCATAATGGACTCCATCTCTTAGTTGAATTTCATTTGTATCTATTTCTGAAATGTAACATAATTTCATTTTTTAACCCTCAATAATCTTTTCTTTAATTGTTCTCTTTTAGTTAATTTAAAAGTAATAGAATTTTCCGTAGTTTTGTATGTTGGTTTTTCTTTTTCTTCTTTTGGCTCTCTAAGAAAAGATTTAAGAGTAGCAAATTGTAGTAAATCAGAAGATATTGGAGGCCAATCAATTGGAGGAATATAAGGATCATCTTGGCAAATCCCAATCCAAATACAACGACAATTTTGATGAATTGGAGGATGAAAAGTGGAAAACCTTTTATCAGAAGCATCAATTACTTTTCCATCTAAACTTCTGCAAAGAGGACAAGTTCTCCTGTCTAAAATTGCACTCCAGACAAATCTTACAATTTTTCTTGGTCCTACTTGAGTAGGAATAACCATCAGCTTTTTTGATTTATTCTGCAACTGCATAATAGTCCATAACTTGTTTTCTTCCTGTATTTAGTGCATTCATTAATTCTGTATCTGAAATAGTTGGTATCTTTTTACTTCTAATTCTAGAAAAAACTCCTCTAACTTTAGGAATAAGAGATGTATTATCTAATGTCTCAGATATAACCAAATTGGTCCTATACCTCATATCTGAGTAAAACTCATCTAAAATACTCTGTATTCTCATACTTAATTTATTCCAATATCTTTTATCAAGTTTTACATCTCCTTTGATTTTTAATTCTCTTAAAGCTGTTTCTTGTCCAAAGAGATAAAATGTTTTAATTTTATCTAGCAATAATCTTTTTACATCTGATCTTCTTGGTTCCCAAATTATTTTTTCAGTTTTCTCTTTTCCTTCGGGAGTAATAACTCTGATTTCTCTATACCATAAATTGGTCAAGTCTTCATCTGATTTTAGTAAAGTGTCTAATTTCGAGACCACCCTCTCTTCAATATCATTAGTTATATTAATAAAATCATTTTCTAGTTTATTTTTCTCTGAGTCTAAAGTGTCTTCTATTTCTATCAAGATCTTTTCGTCTTCAAAACTATTGGTATTTCTCCACCATCTTTTGTCTTGAAGCTCAATAGTTTCAGTTTTAGGCTCTGTTAAAGTTTCTGATTTAGCAGTTTCTTCAGTTTCAGGTTCCATTGGAAGTCCTAATGTTTCAGCAATTGCTCTTGCAGCAGGTTTAGCATCACCAGTCTTCATCATTTCCATAAAGACTTCTTTTAAAAATTCTTTTCTTGCTTCTGTAAGTTTTTCTATTTCAATACTTGCAGAAGCTTTATTTCCAAAATTAAATTGTACAATTCTTCTAACAATGTACTTATTGATTTGATCTTCTAAAGATGTAGCTAAACCTTCTTCACCTAATAAGAACATGTCTGCATGAACTTTTGATAAAGAGTAAGAGCCAGTTTTAGAAAGAGTGTCTTGAGTTATTACTCTTTCAGGAACAAACATTGCTCTTAGCATTTTAGCTTCTAATGAAACAAGAGGTTGTAAAAACATATCTCCTCTTTTTTGCTCTTCTAAAAACTTAATGTCCCATTTAGGCTCAGGTCTACTATAGGTTTCCCAACACACAGAAGGAATTGCTGCAACTGCTTCAGATTGAATTGCTTTTCCTACCTCAATTGCAATATCTGCAGTAGATGTTCCTTCTTTTGTCTTTCCAGGAGGAAATTTCACAACAGTTGCAGGAATTCCTCTTCTTTCAAAATATTTCATCATAAATTGGATTAAAATACACCACCAATACCAAGGTTCATAAGCAGGTTTTAGTCTAGATATACCAAATAGGTTTCCAAAACTCTCTCCTTTATCGTGAGTAAAAAGAAAGCATTTATTAGGTGGTACATGTATGTTTTGCCCCATCCACGTTTGGACAATTCCTCTGAAATTGTCTTTTTCATCGATCTTTATATTAATGTAACGAGGATGAAGACTTTTGATTTTCTTTGGTATAAAAAAATTATCCACTTTTTTCCAAACAATTTCATGAGCAGAAAACCCATATTCAATAGCTGTAAGGCTAGATTCTACTAATCCTTTCTTTAGTCTATCCAAACACATGTGAATAAATTCTTTTACTTCACTACTATCAGACTTAACAGTCCAATTCAAAGAATAAATTGGATACTTAATACACTTTAGACCTGCAGAAATTTGAGGATTTCTCTTCATTTTGTCATAAATATCTATTGTGATATCATCCGGGTTAAACTCTCCAATATAAGAAGGAACAAATTTAGAAAGAATTCCTGCATGACGACAAAGTTCTGCTTGGGAGGGCTTCTTTTCTGTAAGCTCATCTAAAAAAGATTCAAAGACATTTTTTAAACCATTTTTCTTGATAACTTCCTCTATCTCTTTTGGAACTTTAGTTTTCATTTTTAAATATTATAAATCAGTCAATAATTGAAGGAAAGTTGAGATTTCTTGAAACTAATTTATAATATTACTGAAAAGTGCTAATCTTAGTTTTATTTGAAGGTGAATCAGAAAAAATTAGGAATTTTGTGAAAGTTACAAGAACTAAAATTATAAAACTCCCAAATGAAAATCAAGTAAAGCTTGA